GCATTTTGATTTTCAAGGTTGGGCAATCGGAGGTCCACAGAAATTAGTTGATTTTATGTTTGCAGTTTCTTTGATGCTTAAAGAACGAGAATTTGAAAATAAACGATTAGAGTATGTTCACTTACTTGGAATTAGTAAAATTTCAGATTTCTTTATTTTGGCTACATTGCAAAAGTTGATGAATGAACATACGGGTAATAGAATTTATATTACAACGGATTCTTCATCTCCAGGACAATATCCAGTATTTGGAACATATCTTCATTCAACGAATTACAAGTCACAAACATTTTCTGAATTGTATTTTCCAAAAAATGCCGAATATCGAAGAAAAGCACACATCAAGCAAGGTAAAACCGGAGAGGTTGCTATTGATTTAACTCAACACGTTCCTTGCGCAATGGGTTGCCCGGCTTGTGCAGATTTTACATATGAATATTTAGGTGGCAAAACAGCAGACGGGTTGGATCGTTATTCGCAAGAAGCAATGCCCCGAATGGTAGTTCACAATACGCATTTGTATGTACAAGCAGCAAATGAAATCAATCAAATGGTTGATAGTCACGTTGAATTGTTAGAAACAGTAATACCAAGAGACTTATATGATGTAATTTTGTCATTACACGAAATGTTTGCTGACCCAGATTCGGCTCCGCAAGTATATGAAAAATACATCAAAACATATAAAAAATTCGGTGGTAGTAGTATATCAACCACTGATGCAGAAAATTTTAATAAATTCTTTACATTTTAAATTGGAATAAATAATGGAAAAAAGCAAGTTACAATCGTTTATTAATCGCTATTATTTGGCAGGAAACTGCGAAGCGGTTATCTTAAAAGAACAAACAGATTCAATCGGATGCGAATTGATTGATACAGATCAAACCATCGTAGGTAAAATTAAATGGAACACTGCACCATTTATGAAGGGCATGTTAGGCATCAATCATACCGGAGCATTGATTAAAATGCTAGGAGCATTGGGCGAAAACATTACAATCGATGTAAAAGATGCAGCAGGCAAAAATTATGCAATGAAAGTTTCAGAAGGTAGCACGCAAGCAACTTTTATGTTGGCTGACACGACAGTTATTCCTGCAGTACCTTCAATCAACGCAGAACCACAATATGAAATTTCTATTCCAGTTAATGAAGAATTTGTTAGCAAATTTATCAAAGCAAAAAATGCATTACCTGATGCTAAGAATTTTGCAGTGCAAGTTGTTAATGGTCAAGTCAAATTTATTATCAATTACACAACAGTTAATGCAGATAACATTTCATTTGAAGTAGGACCGACAACAATGACCACAATGGATCCAGTTTGTTTTTCTGCAGATAAACTAAAAGAAGTATTAGTAGCAAATCGAGGCGACGGCGGAGAATTAAAAGTGTCTCCGGATGGATTAGCTCGAATTGATTTTACGGGTGCAGATTTTGAATCAACTTATTGGTTAGTAATGTTACAAAATTAATATGCAAGTACGAGTAATAAATGAATCGCTAAATGCGTTGCCAGCATACGAAACTCTTCAAAGTGCTGGTATGGATGTACGATGTACAGAATATATCATAATGAATCCAGGTGAACGAGTTTTAGCTAAAACTGGTTTGTATGTAGAAATTCCTGCAGGATTTGAAATTCAAGTTAGACCCCGTAGTGGCTTAGCATTAAAACATGGAGTAACCGTATTGAATACGCCTGGTACTATTGATGCTGATTATCGAGGCGAAATTGGTGTTATTTTAATAAATCATAGTAGCACGGTTGCCGAATTTGCAAAAGGTGAACGAATTGCACAATTGGTTATGACTCGAGTAGAACGAATTGAATGGGAGATAACCGATTCACTATCAGACACAAAACGAGGTCTAGGAGGATTTGGATCAACGGGTAAATAATATGATTGTACAACAAGAAAATACACTTTGGGTAGAAGCATTTCGCCCAGACACATTAGAAGGATATATTGGTAATGAACACATTATTGAAAAAGTTAAGATTTTTATCGCAAACGGCGATGTTCCGCATCTATTATTTTATGGATCAGCTGGAACAGGTAAAACGACATTGGCGAAAATAATTGCAAACAGCGTAGATGCGGATTTAATGTATATCAATGCATCAGATGAAAACTCAGTAGATGCAGTTCGCGATAAGATTAAACGATATGCATATACAGTTGGGTTTCGTCGCTGGAAAATTATTATTTTAGATGAAGCAGATTATTTAACACCAAATGCTCAAGCTGCACTTCGCAATTTAATGGAAACTTATAGCAAAACAACTCGTTTTATTTTAACATGTAATTATGTTGAAAAGATTATTGATCCAATTCAATCGCGGTGTCAAACATTTGCTATTACACCACCAAGTAAATCAGATGTAGCAAAACGATTGGTTGCAGTATTGAATGACAAAGGTGTTGCATATGATATCAAAGATGTTGCGGCAATTATCAATGCATCATATCCAGATATTCGGCGAGCAATTAATGCTGCACAAGCATCTGTTGTAAATGGTAATTTGCAATTAGATAAAGCAAGTGCAATTCAAGCAAATTACATGACGGAAATTTTAGAAGTTCTAAAAAATGCTAAAGATAAAAAGACATCCTTTACCAAAATTCGTCAAGTTATTGCAGATAGTAAAGTAAAAGATTTTACGCCATTATATACATTTCTTTATGATAACTTAGATGAATTTGCTCACGGTCATATTGCTCCGTGTATTTTGATTATAGCAGAATCTCAATTTAAAGATGCAAGTGTAGTAGATAAAGAAATCAACATAATGGCAATGTTTGTAAATTTATTAGGAGAATTATGAGTAAATTAAATGTTAATATTGGTCCAAATGATATGCAACCAATTACGTGCAATGAATGTAACGGAATGTATTTTCGTCAAGTAATGGCAATTAACAAAGTATCTAAGTTTTTAACTGGAGCAGATAAAGACACTATGGTACCGATTCCGGTGTTTAGATGCGATGATTGCGGAAGCATTCCAGAAGAATTTCAACCTATAAAAGTTAAAAAATAATGTCTGCACCGTATCATAAAGATTTAGTTACAATCGTATTTAAATCATCAAATCGTAACAATGCAAAAACTAAAATCAAAACGTTTCGAAACAAATCGATGGATGATATTTTAGGTGCAAAACGAATCATAGGAATACCAGATACAGCTGTTATTTTAGAAGCAGGAATGGGTGAATATTTAGAACAACAATATCGTAAAAAATATAAATTATAATAATGGCAGAAGAAAAGAAAGGTGCAACGATTTTTGATTTGATTGGCGGATTAACGGATAAAAAACGAGAATGGAAAAAATGGTCTGAAACGGATCAAAAGAAATTTTCTCCATTTATTGTCAATCGTTGGTTATCAATGCGAATGGAATTAACAGAATTAATCAATGAATTACAAACATATACAATTGGATTGCTGCGACCGCAAGAAACATATCGTTTGTATCATGAACTTTTGCCTACTAACAAAAGCTTCGCAAAATATATAAAAGGCAAATCAGAAGATAAATTTGATAAAGATTTAATTGCACAACTTGCAGAACATTATCAAGTTAGCAGATCAGAAGCTACAGATTATGCAGATTTAATGGATAAAATTACATTAGATCGCATTATATCTATGTATGGATATAGCGATGCTGAGAAAAAACGTATGTTAAAAGGAGTAAGGTGAGCATAAATACGCAGACACATTACAAAGGCAAAGATAGCCTTTATAAATTTGCAGAAGAGTGGGGATTGAATGCTTATGAATTCGATATCATTAAACGCATTGTAAGATGTCGACATAAAGGTTCATTTGCACAAGACTTGCAAAAAACCAAAGACTTAATCGACATTTATATAAAAGAACAATTGGATTCTTGCAAGTAATTTCCTATTATAAAAGAAAAAATGGCAAATCACGTTTATACGCATATAGAAATTAATTTTGCATCCGAACTAGACACTAATCGATTTGCTGAATGGTTAGCTTTTGAACCTAAACCCACAGAATTAATTAGTTTTTGGCAACACATGGAAACATGTAGAAACTGTTTGATTGATAGTTTGTATGATGGTGCTGAAGATACATATTCTTGGTATATAGACAATGTAGGTGCAAAATGGCTTACTTTAGATAATATAGATCGAGATGATACTACAATTTATATTGATTGGACAACAGCTTGGAGTTTTGCAGACGGGTTATTTTATAAATTAACTCAATATCTACAAAACGAAT